AAAAAAAAAGAAATACAGCAAATAGTAAAACCAATTAAAGATGATTTGTACAGACCGTGGAAAAATGTAACTACTATAGAGGCTAATGTACTAAATAAAATTGATCAATGGATTTCTCGGCAAACAAAAGAGTCAAATGATTACCAGAAAAAAATAAAATTACAGCTTGAAGCTCAAGGTTCTGTTTTAGAAACAATGAAAACAAAAACAGACTATATAAGTGCATCATATAAGATCATAATGATCCCTGTGGTGACAGATATTGCATTATTATTATCAACCATGTTGGAGACCGGACAAATAGGTGCTATAAACGAGTGTTTTAACATTAATATTTCAAGATTAACTAAATGGGTAAATTCTTTAAATGTTAAATCTTACCCTGGTCTAAAATTAACCGAAGAAGGAAAAATAAAAACTAGAAGTTAAAAAGATAATATAATTTAAGGTGGAAGAAAAACAAAGGAGTAAATAATGAAAATACCAAAAAGAAAAGATTGTTTGCATAGTCCAGTTTGTAAATTTGATGATGGAATGTGTCCCTTGGAGTGCGGTCATTTTATTCCAAATATTGATGCGAGAAAAAAAGTATGGATAAAAAATGATGAGCTTAAAAATAAAACAAAATAGTTATAAGAGGATAATAATGATTGATTATAAATGTATGCGTGTTATTTTACTGCGTAATTTTCTGAGTTATTAGTTATAGTATCATATATATTCGTATTTGTAATTACTGATTTTAGTAAATTGGAATACGCTGTCTGATTGGTAAGTGCAAATAAAAATTGCTGGTTTGATAGTCCATTGTAAATTTTAGTTTCTTGTATTTGATAACTTCGCAATTCGTTTTGACTCGTAACCTCAGTTTTTACCGTCGTTATTATTTCCTGTTTTAGTATTTTTGGTGGAGTAGCTATATTGACTCCAATCATTGTACCTAGTCCTAATAGGTAACAAATGAGACCAGTTATTACAAATTCCATTTTCACAATTCCCCCTTAGATAAAAAATATGCGCCCTAGCTCGCATCTCAATTTCCCTTGGTATCATTTCGTCCTACTATTTTATCTAAAACGTTCATCCCTAAATATGCGCTTGCCATTAATACCCATTGCCAACCATCAATTTTTCCAAGATAAACTAAAAGTGTAGCGATTATTAAAACAACCAATTTTCGAGATAACCACTTCATTTTGACCTCTTTTTTTTGCTTAATGTAGAGCTTTATTTATAAATGTTTCACGTTGAACTATTTTAGTGGTCTACATTAAACGTTTTTTAACCCTATTTTATATATATCTGTAGGTCTCCACAATGGATTTCGTGTTAAACTATAAATGCCTTTTTCATTAATTTTAAATAAATCAATAAACTTTTCCCAATAACCTGGATAAATAGTTTGGCATCCATGAGACCAACCACCCTCAGTTCCATCGCTGTGTATCAATACTTGACTAATAATCATTTTTTTATTGTGATTTGGATTTGGTATTAAACTCGGCAATACAGTCATATTGTATGACACATCATTAAAACTATTTACTTGATCATAATATTTTTTATCAAATAAAAAAATACATTTTGTTCCTTTGTCTTGTCTGATGCCACAAATATATCCATATTCGCCTTCAGCCAAAATTCCACCTTGATATCCATTATAAAAATCAGTATTGACAAACGGGATATAATAAATAGATTTAAGAGATAATGCTTCATTTATAATTTCTAACGTCGAATCAAATGTATCATATTTTTTGTATACCGGAAAAGCAGATCCACCCCGAATACAATTAAGAAGCTTCATTTTATTTTCCCCTTATTATTCCCATTTGTAAAAGCCACGTTGTTAGTGCCAGCAGACCTCCAGTAATTGCGCCAAAAACTGCGATTAATAACAAAATCATTCTCCCTATTTTTGATACGCTTTCGTACAATCTGGTCGGCCATGATCGTTTTATTTCTATCATTTCGTCTAATTTTTTTTTTAGTTCTTCTATATCTTTATTTGATTCCCTAATTTTTCCATAAATAATATTATTTTCAGAAGCACATTCTCCCTGACAACGTTTTCTATCATTAATCTCATTTTGTACAGTCATTTCAATCGCATGATCTGTGTTACCGAGTTTATCTAATCGTTCAAATATTTTATTTATAGATTCTTTTAAGTCAATAAATGACTCATTAAATGTCTGTTTTATTAATTGCAAATCATTTGTGTCCAACATATAATCTCCATATTATACTTTTATTAATTTAATTATAATATATAAGATTCTTATTTTACTTTTATTTTAGTTTAGATATATGTACAATAGTATAAATTTCATTATTCCCTAAATTGGCAGGATATCCAAACCCATCAGTATTCTGTGTAGTATTTCCTCTGTGTCTAATTTCTAAAACACTGCTTGCAGATAAAGTAAAAATACCATTTATAATTGATCTTGAGCTTGCAGTAGGGGAGGTGGAATTATATTCTGATGTCCCTGTTAATAATGATGTTGAATTTGTTGTATTATACAATTTTGATTGATGATTAGCAACTCTCCAACCAGGCGCACTTGCATTTATATAATATATTCCTTCTGGTAATGTTATTTGATTACTAGCTAATGAAGCATTAAATATTGATTGATAAATAACTGTGTTTAAATCTCTAGTTCGATCTGCGCCAGAAGTAAACGTACCTCCAGCTGTATTTGCAGATTTTAAGTCAACTATATCTATGTCACCCAAATTTAATTGATTTAATATTAAATAGTTTCCAGCAGTAGTTAATACATTACCGCTTCCATCCGTTTTAAACATAAGCAACACTAATCCATCGCTAGAATACCAACCTTTTTTAACAGCATCATAAGTCGGCGCATTTGTTGATACTCCATATTTGCCTTTTCCCCTTGATGTTGAGTCAACATCTTGTCCACCATTGCAAAACAAGTAATAGGTTGTGGAATTTGATTTTGCTGGTATTCCTGCGCTTGTAGCACTTGCCGCAGTATTCCAGGCAAATGTCTGATCTGCAAGTTCAAAAATAACGCTATCTAGATAATAGGTAAGCGAGGTATTTGCTGGATAGACGTTATTCCCAGTAGGTGTAGCAGGCGAACTTGTAAAAGTGTCTGTGCCATATATTTGAAAATTAGTGCCAGCTTGTACCGTAGGAGGGTTGTTCCCATTGGCTACAATTTTGATATCTGATACAAGTCTCAATCGACTGAGAGCATCTCCTAGAACTGCTCCCCAGACGTTTATATCACTATTTTGTTTTATTGTGTGTGTCATTTCCTGTACCTCCTATGAATGATAAAATAATAAATACCCTCTATTTTGCGATCCATCAAAATTAGTTCCAGTCCCATAAGTCGATCCTGTTTGAGTTGATAATTCTGCTGTCAACAATGTTCCTGTTGTGACTAAATTATAAATTCCTATCCAGGTGCTGTAAGGACTTCCTATTCCACCTCCATAGACTCTTCCATGTGCACTTTTGTATCCGTTATCACCTATTATCAAAACATCAACAAAATATATATAAGTTGGATTAAATGTTGTGGACAAATTTAAATTTAACACGGGAGTAGATACCATATTCCATGTACCAATCTCAATAATTGTTTTTTTAATTTGAATATTACTTAATGTCCCAGAGCTATTGATATAATCACAAATATATCCGTTTGAACTTTGAATATACCCACCTGATATTATATTTTTTTCTACTCCAATTCCACCTTCCAATATTAATGAACCTGTATCTTTAGAAGTAGAATTTGTTGTGCTTGTAAAATGCAAATCACCGTTTAAAGTATTAGGATTATTTACTTGGTCACTATGTAAGATACTCTGTTTTGCATAACAATCAATCGCTATAGTGTGCCCGGCCTGCCCGCTGTTAAACTCAATCACATCGGGAGAAACGGTGTTGTTATTAGCAGAATACCACCACCGATATTGATTAAGAGAAGGTGCTCCAGTAACCGGAGTTAGCGATGTTCCGCCGGAAGTCACATCCTTCAGTATTATAGGTAGGCTTCCATTTGAAAATGGGGTAAAATTTAATCTCACAATATACCTAGAAGGATTCACCGTCCCGCCGGATGAGTCTTTTCCCGCAAGCGGAAAATTAGCCGCCGCAGGGACGACATAATCATTGTAAGATCCGCCATAACCCACAGTCTGGATGTGGACGTATGAAAGTATAGTGTCATTACTTGCACCATCTCCCTGAAAATCTATCAATGTATCGTTTGCCATAACTCCCCCTAATTTGTTATCACTGAATTAATTGCGTTCAGTGTATTCTGAAATTCTAATAATTGTTTGTTCGCCGATCTATCATAAGTCGCAAGCTTCATGTTGATTTGCTCATTCTCCGGCGTGATGTCATAATTGATCTGGACTATATTTTGGGTATAGGTTGTCGCATAATTCTGGAAACATTGCACACGGTCTACGTTGATCTGAGTGGATTGAGACGGAGTAGAGGTACATTCAAACCGTATTCGTGTTACCGGAGTCGTGAGTGGAAAATCAAAATAATACCATAAGGCCACAGATCCGATATTAATAGTATTCGTGAGTATATTTTCGACCTGTCCATCTCCTGTGCCGTCTCCAACTCCAGCCTGTCCCATCCCCGCGACCCCGTTCCCCGCGCTATAAGGCGTGGAGGTATAATTTGAGTAGATTTTTACACTCAAGAATATTCCCGATGCCGCCGAACTACGAATCATAAATCCAATCTTCTGTGGATGATTCAAATAAATTTGATGCAACCAAGCGTACTCCATATAATCACCTATACTGGCACAAGTAAACTTCACACTTCCCGTGCTTTCGACGTAATTTGTGGTGTCCAAAGTAGCGATCGTCCACTCGGATGCGCTGTCTCCGGAAATTAAAGTGTTGATGATGGAATCATCCCTGTCCTGAACAGTGATTAATTTCCCAATTGAAGGTTGAAATAGATCTAAAATTACATTTTTAACGGTAATTGGTTTTAAATATTGATACGTTTGCAGTAACGCATAAGCATAGTCCAGGGCATCAGATGATGAAATCCCATCCGGTACCGTAAGTTTGTCTTCTTTGATCCTAAATAAATTCTCGATAGGCAAAATTGCGTAAGTCTTCCCGTTGGATTCGGTTGTTCCATAACCTACTTTTCCGACTCTCATGTTTCCGGTAGTCCCGGTACCTGTTTGTTTTATATACACCTGATATCTAGTAGCTTTAATTCCGCTTGTGTCCGTCTCGATTTCAAGCTCAGAATACGCAGGATTATCTGAGTAAAATAATTGCGATGTTACCGCCGAATCCATGCTCTTGACATAAAAAAATCCATTTTCATTTACTCCATAGTATTTTCCTGTTAATTTCCCCATCATATCATTGATTACTTTTTCAATAGTCGCATAAGCATAGCTAACCGTATAAGTGGCGGATGAATCGGTTATGACGTACGCGTCCGCCCAGAGTATCCCGGTGTCAGTTACCAAAGATGTAAAAACATATTTTAATATTTGAAATACCGACCATCCAGTAGGGTGACCTCCGTCGGTTGTAAAATTATAATTAACCAGCCTTTCTTTTGTCCTCTGCCACATAGGAATTAATTCAACATCGCCGCCTTTAACATCCGGGGTTATCTCCACTATCCCGGTATACTTTATTGTTCCCTGGAAGAAAATCTTGACCACATCGTCAGCGTCTATCGGAAAATCAATATAAGCCAGTGATATTTTCCCAGTCCCGCACCCGAATAGATTATTTTCAAAACTGAACCCATTTACATAACTGCTTTCCTGCCCCACATTGATCAACTTCTTGAGGCCGCCACTCCGGTGATACCAATAAATCTGCCACCGCACCCAGACATTCGGTGTTGTTACCGTTGTGCTTCCTTCTCCAATTTTTGTGCCAAGTGCTTGTCTTCCGAGAACTAGCATTAAAAATACCTCTCATTAAATGAGGTTAATAAAGTCCCCGCGCCCGCTGTGATATAAAGCTGGACTGTACCCGGAGGAATATTAAAAATACTTCCGGCCGACTGAATCCCGGTAACCACATTACCGTTTTGAGTCGTAATACCCGTGGCGCAATCAAAGGTTACTGGCTGCCCGGCGGTAAACGTTGTTGCCAGGGTAAATCCATAATTTCCATAGTATAATTGAATCTGAATCGAAGTCACAGTACCAGTCGGTGTGTAGGTAAACATTGGGGCCACCGGTAGCACTCCGTTGTTAGTGACTGAAAATATCTCCTGCGCGGATGATATTACATCATAAGTGCTTGAGTTTGCTACTGTATTTTGAAAATAAGCTTTTTCCATTTGAAAACTGAATGAAACTTCCTCGGAAATTCCTAACATCGAATAACTTTCTGCTCCTTTAGAAACCGGATAAATTCTTTGTCGCAATGAACTTCCATTAGAATCAAGAATATTAAAATAAATAGGTTGATATTTTGCAAGTCCTATAAATGTCATTATCGCATACCTGAAATTATTCCATGTCGTTGTCGCGTTGTATTTTACTCCATCGAGATAATAATCATGAAAAAATCTTTGAGAAAAAGTTATCTGTCCAGCTTTCATGGCTCCGTTGCCTGTTATGATGGCTCCATCTGAAAATAAATCCACAGCCGTATAAGCCCTATCGATAGATGGAAATTCTATATTAACAATTTTATTGTTTGCGTCATTAAGAACATAATCGGAAACACCCGAAGATGATAAATAATAAATATTTGCCATTATCCAATCCCCCTAGATGTTTCAGCTCGTTTGATTTGTATCTGGATTTTTCTAAAAAATTCAACCGGGTCATTGGCGAGTATAGGGCCATTGAAATTATATTGGGTATTGCTTTTGCTCACCGGTGCCATAGCCGCCATTTGCTCTTTAGTAAATACTCCTTCGCCAGAGTTTACACGGGCCATTATTTGATCCCCTGTAAATGAGTTACCTGGAATGATACCACCTTTCGCGAAAGCAGGCATGGGCTGGGAAGCGATTAATGCTGTTTGGATTGCTCCTGCCACACCGACAGCTGCTCCTAATATCGCCCCTATTGGGAATCCAAAAGTCGCCAATGTTTTTGATACAGCCTCTGCGGTGTTAATAATCGAGTTCACAGTCGCGAAAGCTTTATTGGCATTGAATTGATCTCTTTTTATTTGTTTTGTTTTTTCAGCATCGCCTTCCGCTGATACCAATTGATTGGCGTAATATTGGTCAAACATTCCTTGCAAACTATTTGTAAGAGTTTGAGTCCCTTGTAATGCCATATCAAAAGTCTTTTGTTTTTCTTTACGTTTTTCTTCTTCGTAATAGGCATTTATTTGCGCTTCTAATTCTGCATATTTTGCTGTCCCAGAATACAATTCCTTCAATGTTTTAATTTTAGCTTTTTTCTCATCGTCCAATAATCCAAGTCTATCACCTAATTGAGTTTTAAGGTCTTTTGTCAATGCGTTTTCAAACTCCATCCTCGAATCATAAAGTTTTTTAAGTTCTTCTGTGGTCATTTTTGTTGTGTCTAAAATAGTTTTTGTAGAAGCAATTTGTTGCTTATTCTTTTTTTCAACATATTCTTCGTATGTCATTATAGTTGTAAGATTTTTAATGTCTTGTTGAGCATTCTCTTTTGATATTGCATTTTTTTCTTTAAGAGTTTCATTTTGAGATTTTAAATATTCAATATTTTTAATAATCTCTTGTTTTTGATCGCCTCTCGTAAATGGATTCGACTTTTCAATTTCCAGAAACATTATTTTAATACTATTTCCTATTTGCTGGAATACACCCGCTAACCTATCGCCAATAGATGAAAGCATTTTAGGAACATTGACCAATAAATTTAAAAGTATAAATATTCCGCTGGTAATGGTATAAATTGCGTATCCCCATTTATTAGATGATTCGGTTGTATCATTGATTATTTTATTTGTCCTTTCTAACTGACCTGAAAATCCCATCACTATAGGTTGCCCGATAGCCTGCTGAAGGTCTTTATACGCCACGGACATTTTTTTAATTCCGCCATCAGCATCGGCGGCGGCTTTTCCCGCGCCTTCCACAGCCAGTTTTTGTTTGTCCCAGGCATCACCGCCTTTAATAACATCTGCGGTCAACGATCTCATTGCCATTGATAAGTCTTTACCGGTTGCCGCAGAAAAGTTATAAGCTGTCTCAATAAATTCACTTAATCTTTGCTTTGGGACTCCTAGAGCTATAGCGTAGGAATACCATTTTTTTACATCATCGTCGTCAACTGCATTTATTTCTGAAATTCTCTTGATATCAGTTTCAATGTCTTTGTACTGCAATCCAACATTTCTTAAGGCATTATTAAGAGTTACCTGCGCTCTGGCCCCGTCAATCGCTTCATTTATCGATTCACCCAGAAATTTTGTGAAAGTTCCAATAGCCCCAGCAACCGCCAGCCAGCCCAATTTTATATCTCCCAGAGTCTTTGAAAAAACATTCCCTGATTTTTTCATTTGGGACTCGCTGTCCTGTGTCGTTGTGGCCATTTTCTCAATATTCTTATTGATATTATTGAGGACTGCCAAGGTATCTCCAGCGTCAATACCTACAGATAATTCTATGCTTTCAGCTGACGGCATCTTCGCCCCCATAGGATTTTTTTAGAAATTCCCTGTTTAATTTTCTCAAATTATTGAGATCGTCATTGACAAAATATTCTGACTGCCTCTTAGCGACGATCTCTTCCCGATATTTATCCGGTTTATGGTAGGAGTAGTAATTTGACAAAAAATCCATATCCTGATTATCATTATTTACTAACACATTGAGTTTATTCACATTTTCAATCAAAGACTTAGTTTCATCGATATAAAGATTTAGAACATCTTCCTTTTTCCACCCGCAATAAAATGAAAAGAAAGCAATTAATTCCGATAACCAATTGATATTTTTTTCAATCTTTTTTGAACTTTTTTCTTCCTGATTTTGATCAATTTTCATACTTAATTTATCAATAATAATTCCATAGTATTTTTTATTAACTTTCTTCCAGTCAATAATATTTTCCTGAATAATTTCTTTCAATGCCGATAAATTTCCGGTTAATTTCCACGCCCTATAATTCACATAAAAATTAATGAACATTTTCACGGTCATTTTTTTTGCATAGACAGAAATTTTACTTAGTTCGATTTTTGTATAAAAGTCAATGTGATCGTAAAGCCCTTTCATTTTATCCCCAATAAATACGGCGGGGATTTCTCCCCGCAATTTTAAGCCCCTGTTATAAGTCTGACATCCGGAACCATTACATTTCCGGCAGAGTCCTTCACTCCCGCGACGCCAATAGCATAAACTATACTGGTAGTTATGCTGGCCGCCGGATTAATCAATACTGTAAAAGTCGCACTGTCATAGGTTATGACAGCCGCGCTCAAGTCGACTTGAACCCCGGTTGTGTTATTCACGAGTATGTAGTTTTTATAGTTCAACGCCGATCCTGAGTTTACTGCCTCGCTGAACACTATTTCAATGTTAGTGTCCAGGTCAACGGCGGTAAGATTGGTACCTTTAACAACACTGGTAAGAACATTTGATTTCTCTACCTTCAAAGTAGATATTGTGGGAGGTGTCACGTCCAATGTAGTGTTAGCCGGATCACCTCTCAATGCCAATCGCATGCCAGCAGGTTTATCAGAGTCCCAGAATACATCAAATTCAACCTTTGCCCCCATTGGTTTATCTTTTTCAAAAGTGATAGGCGTAGCCGCTACATTCGCGCACTTCCAAAAAGTGTAATCATAGGTCAAAACTGTCTCGTCATCCTCATTGTTTGCCCCGGCCTGGTTGCAGGGATGAATTTTGATCTTGATAAACTTGTCCGATACTGCACCGTAAGGCGGGGCTCCAAAACCGTAAGATTTCCCAGTGCCTGAAAACTCTGTGGCGTATGGAAACATGACTTTAAAATTTTCGTCAGTCCATTCCAGCATTGTCATCGAGAATTTTAATTCTTCACCGATAAGATATTTATCAAGTAAAGTATTCCCAGTTTCATTTGCTGTGATGTCTGCGAATTTCGGAGTATATCCAACCGTCTGGGCTTCCACGGTAACGCCGATAGGCGCATAACCACCTCCGGTATCCACCCACACTTTGCAGGCTCCTAATTTGAGATTACTTAAATCGTAAGTAAATGTATTAGCCATTATTTAACCTCCCTGATTTTTATTTTACCAATATTTCGCAGAATTGATAAATCTTCATTATCAAGTCCAATTCTAATAATTTCAGATTTACCGCATTTATCTTTTCCTATTCTTATCTGCAAAAATTCTGGTATTTTAGTCGTGTCCGTAAAAGTCAAATCAAATTTTTTGTCATAATTTTTAGTTACACTTGATTTAAACTCTTCCTTTAGTTTAGCCATTTAGCCTCCTCAATCATTCCGGGAGTGGGGCCCGTTCAGATTTTTGCATAGCTAATTTTTATAGTTACTGAATTTGAATATATTGTATTATCCAAATCAAATGGTAAATCTCGATACTCCGATAAATTTCCATTGATTATTCTTATTCCAGAATAACTCACTCCGGGTTTATTTAAAAATGACGCAATCAATATTTCAGCGATGTCGTCAGTTTCTTTGTAGGTTCTTGCGTAAATGTTGAATTGAAAATATTGATAATAATGCCCCAATTCTGTATTGATTTCACCTTCAGTTCTGGTAATTTTTGAGTAAACAATATATGGATAGGTAGGTGTTTGTGGCGCATTTTCAGGATAAATTCTAGTGGAAACTTTCGCCGTAAGAGCTACTACCGTTCCTAAGTATGTTTTCACCGCTTCGGTTATTGTCATATTTTCCCCATGCTTGCTTTTAAAGCCTGCAAAAACCTGTTTTTAATATTGCTCACATTCTGAAAAAAAGATCTTCTTAAAAAAGCAAATTGATTTCCTTTCATGTATTCAACAAATATTGCGTATTCAACATTGGTGCCTATTTTGGCTTTCATTGGTTCTCTGGGCTGACTGACAACATCGCTAGTCACTGCCTTTCCTTCCGTCTTGCCTGGAATGTCTTCCAATGCGAACGAAATACTCCCACGAAGTCTTCCGGTATCCACCGGGCAATTGAGTTTCGCGTCATTTTGCACAATTAATGCCGATTCAATCAATGCCTTTTTCATTAACTCCGGCCTGATCATGCTGGTTTTAATCCCTAAATTTATTATCATAAAATTGCCTCTGAATCATGTTCAAGATCAATCCTGATAAATTTTTTTATTCCAATTACACTGGTAACCGAAGTATTGACATAAAGCACATTGTATATTTTTCCGGTTTCAACCGATTTAACCCTGTTTTTTGTAGTGACACTCACCGAAGTGTCGCAAAACAAAGCAGCGGTCGAAGTTGAAATAACGGTGTCATTTTTAAATTGTTTTCCTCCTGCCGAATCATTCAAAAACCCATAGATCGTTGAACTTTTACTCCATGTTTTAATAACTTGCCCCAGACTATCTTGGGATTCGACATAAGAGTAAATCTCAATGCTGTCTTTGAAAAATCCTTTGATCCTCATCTAAATTTAACCACCCGATATTTATTAAGCCCGCTCAAAAGCGATTCTGGATAACTTCCGATCTCATTTCCAAACCCCATGCTCATCGCTCCGGAGATACTTTCACTGGTCACACCCGCATCTTTCCCGTTGATTTTATATTGCACCATGTCAGCGACAATCATTTTTAGGGCCCTCGGCCATGTAACGAGTTTGATTGTTACCGCCGCGCCTTCAACCTCATCAATTAATGATTCACTCACCGTCAAAGATCCAGCACTCGCTGTTAAAACAGAATAATGCCCGTCATTATATTTTGATCCATAAATGTAAACATCCTGACCGGAAGAAAAAGGAAATCCACTATCAGAATCTGTAATAGTTTTCGTTGACGCAATAAACGAAATAGTATCACCACCTTCAAAATTTTCATTATCCATATTCAAAATTGTCTTAGCGAAATGTGAATTACAATATTCGACTATTTCATCCTGGACAATTGGGATAAGGGCATCAATCAAAGTGTCTTTGGTACTATCAGATATTTGAAGCAAAGTTTTTATTTCCGTTCTTGTGGCTATCATTTTGTCCGCCTATTGTATGGTCTTTTTATTACTTTTATCTCATCCTGAAAGCTTTCTTTCTCTATTTTTTGATCATTGTATTCATTTCCATTTAACAGTGGCTTATAACCCAGGGTAATTAGTTTATCAATTGTTGTTTGATCTTGAATTTCAATAGTTCCAGGATTGTCAATACCACTTTCAAAATCAATTAGAACTTTGTTTTTTTCTGAATCCCATATTTGACCATATCCTTGAAATTTCATTTTATTACCTCACTTAAATAAATAAATGCCAGGGTTTTATCCCCGGCGATTTCATTGTTAATTATGGAGCAACACCTATACCATTTACAGCAGAGGCCGCCGCTCCGCCGCAAATATAAATCACATCATTTGCTCCGACACTATCGAAAGCCGCATATCCTAAAACTGAAGTCACACCCATCATTCCGATTTTAGCGGTATTGAATTTAGTACCGCCAAACAGAGAGGCCATATTTGCCCCAAGATTCGGGACATAGCATTCAAAGTCGCAATCCCTCATCAGCATGTGCCTACCCATTGAAGTTGCTGCCGCGCTCTTGATGGCAAGATGCGCCGTACCTGTGTCCGCTTCAGCAAGAAATTTGCATCTTCGAAATTCATTCCTAGCCGTGTTAGCAGTAGTTCCATTGATATAAAGCTCACAATTAGCATTGTTTCCACGATTTACAGTATCTGTTCCAATAGTACAATCTTCAAATAGATTTTCTTGTGCGCCATCTCCTAACTCAAGACTTCTCTCGTTTGCAGTAGCCGTACATCCGGCACCGCCTACAAAATGGCAGCGTGAGAAATAATTTCTTGCACCAGTGATTACAATTCCGCCTATTGCGCCAGCCTGAGTTCCGCCATTCCATATTCCCAAATTAAAGAAAATATTGTTATTTCCAGAAATCAGAATATTTTGAGCGTTATAAGAGGTCAAGACACAAGATACTGTTTGCGCTTTACTTTGAACATTAAGAGTTTCGCTTACAGTCAAGGTAAGAGCCTCTACTGCGGTTACTGTAAATGTGGCACCATTATTACTACCAGAATCAGCAATATACCCGGTCATTCCGATCTCCCACCCATCGGTCAAAAAAGAACCGGTTTCACGGGTAATTGTGTGCGCTGTTTGTGCCATAGTGGTCGAAGTCGATGTTTTTTCGACATTCGCTATGCGCGCTCTACCAAAGATCCCAGTGGGAGCCGCAATCCCGATTACGGTGATACCATGCTTTGACCAGGTCAATGACTTTGTCAAATAACTGGTAGTATTAGCGGCGGTAGTTCCCCTGGAATAAATCACTATTCCATCACCCGCACCAGAAGTACAAAGGGCATAAGCTTTGGTAATAGTAGCCACGGCTTCCGCTATCGAAGTCCCTGCCGCATCATCATCTCCGGAAGTCGGGTCAACATAGAACCAAGTTCCGCGAATCACAGGAAGGGAAGCGATGTCAAAATTAGCGTTCAGCACGTCTCGCACTGAAGGCGATAACGAAGTTGGTAATTCTCTATTCATGTTCTCCCCCTACGCCGTAGCCAGATTGGTAATAGTGCCATGAAAATATGCAGAACCATAGTCGATACCAGCCTGTAAATACAACTGCCAATCTTCACCGGCTCCAGTTTTTGCCAAAGGTTCCCAAACTACATTTTGAAGGGTACCATCGGACATTACAGATTTACCGGGTACTGGCTGGAATACCAGGGCAACCTTGCTCATATCAGCAAGTAATGCGACTGTATTGGTAATAAATGGGTTGTAAACCACTTCAACTTCACAGAAATCAGTAATAATCAAATTGATCGCTTCTCCTGCTTCATTTCTACTCTGCGGCACAAAAGCGTAATCAGTAGAAATCTTGGTCTTACTAAATGAACCAACAAACATAGTCAATCGTCCACCAGTAAAAGGAGCTCCATTATCGGCCATTGTTTTGAGTATAGAATTAATCTTTGCTTTGCTGATAGCTCCGGCGCTCCCGTCAAGGGTGTTGACTGTGCAAGCTGTAGCGATACCACGAGTCTTGTAAGCTACTGCCGCGCTAGTGGCAAGTTGGTAAGTCCCAATCAAAGACGTCACCTCAAGCTTTCTCTTGATCTCTTCCATTTGTGCCATTCTCTGAAAATCTAGCTCATCCTGAACAGGATTAGCACCGTCATAAGTAGAATAGGCATAACCGGAGGTGCTCACTTCGGAGAATCTCAATCTCCCTGAAGCCGATAATTTTGCATAGGAAAGAGAAACTTTCTCCTGAAATATCTGGCACACATTCTTTTCATTTCCTCTCACGTGAGAAATAGCAGTCGGTGCGGTCAAAGACGATGTTTCATCGATAGCCGGCTGACTGGCGGTTTCATGCGCATAAGATGAGCTCATAGAAAACTCTGGGTTATCCACAATCCTTACTCTTGAAATTCTATCGATGAATGGTGTCCTTACCGCTGTTTGTGAAAATAATACCCCATCTAAATTCGGCAGGTTCCATAATGTCCCGCCACCTGATACATTAGACATATAATCTCCTTAATTTTTTTTTCTTTCTTCCTCTATCATTCTTAATAATTTAGAGGCCAGCATAGCGTTACCACTCTTTTTTGCTTCAGCTAATTGAGATTGAAGCTGGGATAATCCGCTATTTATCATTCCTTGAGCTTTTTGCGGCGAAGTATTGGTCCCTTTGAGGGCTTTTTCTACACCTGCCTGTTCAGCTTTATTCCAAAAGTCTTTGACTTTCTTCAAGCTGGCTTTTATTTCATCTTCTGACCGACCTATCACAAGTTCAATCGCGGAAGGATCAATCTTTTCTTCTGCCACCAGTTTAGTTTTCAGAAAATTTGCCTGAGCTATTTCAAGCTCCGCGGCTTTCAATTGAAGCTCTTCTTCTTTTTGTTTTTGCAAAAGCTCTGATTTCTCTTTCTCGGTTTTTCCTTCCAACTCTTTTTCTTTAAGATTTTTCTGATATTCAGAAATCTTTTTATCACGAGTAGAAATCTCATTTTTCCATTTTTCATTGATCTGGTTCGTGATCTGTTCGAGTAATCCAACTGGCAACTTTTCGATAGTTAATTCTCCCGTATTCTGCGTAGCAGTAGACCCAATCTCCGGCCCACTTCCGGTGTTTTCAGTTCCTACTACTCCGTTTTTTTCATTCTGTTCGGTCATTTTATTACTCCTCTTAGCGTCCCCGGAAATCCGTTGACCCTATTTAATTTCAAATAATTCCGTCCACTTTCGCTTTAGCCCAATCCTTGTAATTTTTATAGCTCTCTATTTCTTTTCCCACTCTCATTGTTGATGTCTTATAATCGTCAATTATTGCGATTGTCGAACATCGGCAGTTTAGGTCTTCTGACGCTACACCGCTTAGTCCAGGACCGAGAGTCATTGTGCCATCTGGAAACTGAAAATAAAATTCACCGTCTACCTCAATGCCCGCTGTCTTTCCATCCATTTCTTGGTGATCCGGCCTTGTCCTATCATCCTTAGTCGCCACCCATTGCTTTGTTATTTTCACTCCATTGTCTTCGGCGAATCCGTAAGCATCCAGTGACCCTGATTCTAACGCTTTATGTGTTTCTGTCCTTGCGATCAACAATGCGCTATTTGTCGCGTTTCCCAGATCATCCTTAACCATTTTTGAAATATCCGGTATTGATTTTCCCTGAATAATTCCCTGCGTTATACTGGTCTTAATGTTACGCTTAGTTTTTTCACTTAGGTTTTTTATCGCGTTAAGAAATGCCTCGCCGTGAATCAATTTTTCAATAGTCGAAGTGTTCAATTGCGAAAACATCACACTATTTACAGTAAATGAAAAACCAGTCTCTTTGTCAATGTTATAAATGCTTATAAAATAACCTTGTTTATAAAGCTCTTTTTGTAATTCCACTTCAATATTGAAGATATTTTCTCCCAATTTTGAAAGTTCATTATTTATATTCTCAATTAATCCCTTATCTCTAGCATAAAGCAAAGCGTCAGATTTACTAATAACTCCATTCTTTGAATACCGCTCCGCAATCCTCAACATCTCCGATCTAATTGACTGGAGAGCTGATTTATATTGCTTAATAATTTCTTTTTCATATTTTAACCTTAGTCCTATTACTTCTAAGTTCATTCGTTAACCGCCGAATTATTATCCATTATATTTTGATCATTATTCATAGTAACATTATCTTCAATTGGAGTATCTAAATTATATGGGTTCATTTCATTTTGTTTCTCTTGATCCATTCGCTCAATTTCATAATTAACATCATCCACAAATGATAATTGAGACAACCTTGTTTCCTCGCTCACAAGACCTTTTAATTGGGAGTTTGCCTGCGCCTCGCTCAATATATCAAGAGGAAAATTTCGCTTCATATTCAGAAATATATCCAGGTAATTAATTGTGAAGCCTTTTAATGACCAATAGTTTGATGCGACTCTGAACATCTCCAGTGAAGCTGCCTTAAACTCGTTTTCACTGATCATCGATACAGTTTCAAGTGCGAGAAGCTTGTACTTCATGGCAACGCCAGAAGAATTATTGGCGAAGTTATCATCATTCATATTCACAGAAGAAGCGAATGTATAAATATTCTGCTCAAGTCTATTGAGAATATTTTCAAAGAATGTGTCGTTGATATTTTTTGTAATAAAAAACGCTTGCCCATTATCACCAACCTGGATAACACCAGCCTGTTTCATCTGTTCAAGAGTTTTTTTAGACTCTTCCGAATTATTTCCCAACACCATATTTACCAATACTAAATACGCTTGCGCAAGTCCGTCAATCTCGTTTACACTATCCGAAACGCAAATATCATAAGCATCGATTAGCGATAGCACTGACTCATCACAATCAGGAGATAATTCTGAATTATTTTTAAACTGAATCATCGGGAGCCCGCCCATCATGTGAGGCATCTGACCCACATAATCAAACTTTCCGCCCAATGTGATGTTCCCGTTTTCAACATACGAATAAATAAATTTATCGTCATAAAAATCTATCTTCAATTTATTGGTTATTCCGTTTTCACCAATATCAGAAATGGTATAATATCTCAAGCAATATTTAGGCCGCTCTGTATCGGATATAAAAATACATTCCCAGGGATTGATATTTTGATAGTAAAGCTCACCGTCAACAATATTCAAATTTTTAACTCCATAACCACACACACCGGCCATTTTTGCCACATTCGTATCTGACTTCTTACAGTTGCTACGGATTAAAAATTCCTGTATTAAATTTTGGTAAATATCATATTCCGATAAAGTTTCTCCTTCAAATTTATATTCGTTTTTGTCTAATTGATAATCAATTTTTGAAGCATAATACCCGGTCTTAGTATCAACGATCTTTTTAAAAAAATTATTCTCAATTTTATTGTTGGGTTTACCTTCTACGTCAATAGTTCTTCTACGAATTGGAGCTCCATCTGATTTAGCTGAATATCTCGCGTACAATCTTTGCATTTTAATACTATCAGAAGAGTGCAGTAAGATAATATTTTTGAGCAATATCTCAGAGGGTACGTTCCCGCTCTGCAAATCAAGAGTTATTCTTTGAGCAAATACTGAATAATCATTGTACATTTTATCCCCTTACCAAAACCCTTTGACTACCTGGACTTTATTAACTCGAATATCTGGTTCATAAAACGCCAATAAACACGCATCTGCTTTATCTGGGCTTTTATAATAACGCTTTTTATATTCGTCCTTGCTCTCTACGCATCGCCGCCCTTTGTTATCCACTTTCCATTCACGTGTCGCCAACTCGCTTTTCAATTCCTGATCCGATATCAATTGCACTTGGTCAATTTGCCCTTTCAGAGAGAACCACATCTCGCTGATCGCGTTCGGGTATTTATCAGGATCGCCGGCACTCTGCCCGAAATTCACCGGTATTGCGTTGTAACCATCCGCTTTGAGTATGTCAGTTACACCGCCTCCGACTCCAGTATCATCAACCTTAATCGGAGTCGATTTATCATTACCAGCAAATATTTTCAGATAATTGGCAGTCTCAACAACTGATAAATTTTTATATGTCTGCATATCTGTCATCACTAATCCTTTTCGTTTAACAAAAATAATCCGATCATTACCATAACGGGCAATATCCGCTCCAATTTCAATTCGACCTTCAGGATTTACAGTCCTGGTCATCGCCTCATCGACTTCTCTGAGTTTAAATATATTTCTATCTGATAATCCTATCGGATCTCCCAGCCAAATATGCGGATAATCTTCGTTAAGCTTTGATTCATACGCTGTCTTGTCGCGTTCGGCTTGGTCTTTTAATACGTTTGGCAAATAAGGATTATCGCAATAGTTTATTAAAACTTCAATCTTATCTTCACATGATATTTTTTCTTTGAACAACCAAACAGGATCATCCGGCATCAATCTATTAAAAGAAAACCATATTTCAGAATTTTCTTTTCTTATAGTAGGGTCTAAAAGTTTTAAACTTGCTTCGCTAACCACCTGGGCCTCTTCTACCCATGCGATATCTACATTTGCCATTGATTTCATGGTTTGCTTTCTTTCTTGGCCATAAAATCCAGTAAATATAAATTCACTCCCAGTCCTAATATTTCTAATTGAATTTTGAGTTGGTTCAAAATCTGTATATTCAAGAGCTTTAATCTGATCGACTAATAAAGTGTAAACAGACTCTTTTATTGAGTTCTGTATTTCCCTGGCACAAAGTATTCGTATGTTTTCATTGTTAGCCCTATAAAGCAATAATTTCGCTATGCTCTCAGATTTTCCTCCACCTCTTCCACCATAAGCAAATTTATATCTCTTTGGACTATTAAATACTTTCATTTTAGAAGGCATTCTTAATCTGTCTTCTAAAATCAATAATTGATACAATTGCCTATTGTTTGACATCCATTTCTCTCTTTTTAAGCAATTCTGTAATTTTTTCCTCTAAACTTGATTCATCCATTTTTATATCAACAATATTATTTACTTCCTGCCTATCTTTCCATCCTAATTGTTTAAGAGAAAAAATACACATTGTTGGATTTAACTTATTTGCCAAAGCGCCTTTTTCAAGTTGAGACTCTTTTTTAGCCACACATTTTTTAAGTAGATTCGAAAACTCTGGCCAGTCATAGAGTTCTTGCTTTAATATATTGTTTTTATACGCAAATTCCGCTATGATAGGTACGTCAGTATTATCAATATACTCTTCAAATTTTTTGACTAATTCTTGCATTTGTTCTGGATTAAAATTTCTAGGCCTTCCGCCCGGGTGAGCCATAACAACCCCTTTTAAATGGCGGCGGGAGTTCAACCCGCCCACTAGCTCGCTACTAGTGTTTTAATGATCCAATAAACTATCAAATTACTCAATCAGGTAATTTTTGATATAATCTCAATTATCCCTTTCTTTCACAAGGCGAACATAATTTATTGAACCAACGTTTACTCGGAACGCCACGCCGCTTATTTTTTTTGGTTTTTTACTTTAACAGTATGACAGATACTAGATACAACTTTTAAGGCTTTTTTGTTGTTGTTTTCTTTGATATGATTTTAGATATTGCTTGTTGAGAAATTCCGAAACTTTTAGCAAGTATTTTTTGAGATACACCTAAATAATATTGCCGGACAATTAATTCACAATCTATTCTTTCAGTTTTTTTGTTTATCACGACACGAATTGTGTCTCCTGCATTTTCTTTCAAGAATAGATTAAACTCATCATCCGGCATATATCTAATTTGAAAAGCTGTGGTTGTTTTGTTTACATTCATATTAATGTTGTTTTGGATATCTTTTGAAATATCCAAACCATACCTGGAAATTGCAGTGAACACTCTCCGGAAACATGAACAACAAACATGTAGCTAATAACGAATGCGTGAATATCATTCCTGGTATAATTATAGGCCCAGCTAAAGTAAGAAGTATCAATAAAAATAACTCCATTCCAAATACAGCGTAACTCAAAACTATATTAGGATAATGAAGCAACATAAATATTAATGCTGATCCTATGATAGCCATGTTAAGAGGAATAATAGTTATTAACAATTTGAACAATATAATAATAGCTGCCTGCTGTATAAAAGCCGATATTAAATAAGTCCAAAAAGCGGAAAATAAAAATTTCTTCTCATCTTCAGATAAATGACCATCAAAATTAATTATTATCTTAGGCTGATAATATCTAGATGCTTTTAACATATAGACAAATAGTATAATGTTTGCTCCGATTAAAATTCCCCACTCAATCATTTTATACCTCCATTAATTATGGTCTTTCTGGCATTTCACACCAATAGTCAATATTTTTAGTCTGTAATACGCCCCATCCTTCATCAAAATAGACCAACCAATCATTAAGTCCATAATAATAAGACCCATTAACATCTAACATTCCTTTTACACACACCAAAACATTTTTTTTATTTTTAGGAAGTTTATCTTTTGGATTTATCCAATTCATTTGATTCCCTCCTAGAGGATCTGCACTTTTTGCAATACATCCAATTATCATTATTAATATTTCCACATTTCATGCAAATCCAATTTTTATTGCACCCGTCACATTCTAATATTTTGTTTTCTCTACAATCACACATATAACAAATGCCCCCGCTGAAATTATACACATAAATATTAAAAATTCCATTTTTTTATCCTTTTAAATTGCCCTGGTCGCCAATCCCAGAGCTGGAGGTTTGCGATGAGCACCTTCACTTGCCCAACGTGTTTAATCTCAATTCATTTGCTATTTTCAAAACATCTTCCGAGTAATCAAATGATGATTTCACAGATCCATTATACCTAGCAATAGCACGGTAAATATTGCCATCATTTTCAATAATTTTGTTTTTTAAAATAAAACATCCCATAAATACATTGTGATCTATATCAAATAATACATTTTTAATTAATTCAATTGATTTTTTATTTTTAAAATGAACTTTCATTCTATCTAATTCTGTTATTACGTCTCCCCAATAATACATATTAATTTGGAACAAACCAATGTCAATATTTTTTCCAGTTCTGTTTTCAATGTTTGTATTCACAGCATAACGATTAAACTCACTTTCCCTAATACAAATAGCAGTAACAATATAATAATCTATTTCAAATAAAGACGAATAATATTTTATTGTTTTATTTATAGTATTATAATCAATTTTTTTTGAGTATATTTTATGATCTACACAATAATTAGTAATCGATCTAATCTCATTACTTACCAATACATTTTTATCAACAAGATAATATTTATCACTTAATATTTTTATTCCTAAATATGAAATCAAAATAATTATTATAGGGATCGTTATTAATAACACTTTATTCATCGTACCCTCGTGTTTTTTAAAGGTGAATTTACACGTTTTTCTTTTTCAGTAATTCGATCTTTTTTTAATTGTGCCTCTAGTTCTGTATCATAATATTTTGATAAAATAGAATTGTCAAAACAATCCATCACAACAAATCCTTTGTTTGTTTTTCTAACCTTAGCTATCATTTCATCCCCGATTCAATAAATTTATATTCCGGATATTTAATTTTAAAAAGTTTTCGCTTAATAATATACGACTGTGTTCTAGTCGGTTTACTTTTATATTCATCCGCTATTAGTGTTCCGTCCTTTAATTTATAAATAAAATCACAAATATATATTGTAGCTCGCTCTTTTTTAAAAGCTGGAATTAAAACAAACTTTATTTGTCTTCTTAAATCAGATATTTCTCCTGCGGCCTGCAATATAAGTAAATGTTTATAATGCTTTAGTTCACCATCAGAATCAAATTTTAAACCATTCCATTCGCATTTTTTATTTTTATATTTATTTTTTTTATTCATTTTTTTATAGTCATTTAATGATACAATCATAATTTATAACTCAAATATTTTTTCTAAATTTGTAATTTTTATCAATTCTTTAACTGTCATAATTCACCCCTCATTATTTCATAAATCATATTTCTAGTTATTTCTTTCCCTTCACGATATGATACCAATTCAAATTGCTTATCTTTTGTCCAAAATGTAAAAGGTGAATGAATTTTATTGTGACACCTCCGACAGACATTAAGGAGATTATATCTATGATCAGGGCCTCCTGCGCCGCGACTTATGACATGGTGCGCATCTCCGCCCTGTCCATGACAAACATCACACTCACCTAAATCTCTTATATCTTTCAATACTTTTTTATTTACGATTCTCATTGCCACCACTCTCAAAAAATACCCAATTAACAAAACCAACTAACACTGCAAATAAAAATATAATTATTACCATAGTCATACAAACCCACCTAAATTTTAAAATTTTTATTAATTTTTTTACATTTTTTAATTAATGAGTCAATTTTATTTTTAAACTTTTTTTCCATTTTTTCTATCTGAACATAAAAATATTGTCTTTTAAAATAAATTTTATTCCTCAAACGTAAAATCTCTCTTTCATAGTATACTTCATTTTTTACTATCATATTAGTTCTCTCCCAGTTATTTCATAATAACTTGTTTTAAAATTAGTGAGATCAATTATTTCATTTTCTTCAACGTACGAAATGGAATCTGTAAATAATTGCGACAAATCCTTCCAGGAACATCCATCTGCCACAGATTTAAATGCTTTGCTTTTTGTTCCATCGGGCTCAGTACAAATTTCATAAAATTCTGTTTTATTCTTAAATTTGTTTTTCCAATAAAGCTTTGAATAACCTGTTGTATCAGATAACTCTTTGATAAGCAAATACCACAATGCCCTAACTTTATCAATTTTAGTTTCTGGTTTATATTTTTTTAATTCTACCTGATCACCTATTTTATAGCCATTAGACAATAATTCTTTGACCGAGTAAAAAACTCCATTAACTGTTAAATGCTTAATCATTTTTTTCAACCAATTTATATAAATTAAATTGATCCAAAATAAAATCACGGCCACGTCCAGTCCAGTGTCTATTATAAATAATCTTTCCGTTATCTAACTCTTCTTGTTTTATTGATTCAAAACCCATGCCAGAATATTTAGCGTGAAGAACCCATGTTCCATTCATTTTGTATTGTATTTCTTTTTCTTCAAGTATTTTATTAAGTTCTTTTGCGGACCTTAAATTCAATTCTTTTGCGATCTCAGTAGAAGTGTAGTTTTTATTATCGTGTACCAATCGTCCTATTCTGTTTTCCTGTTTTTTATTCTCAATCTCTAATTTTTCTATTAGTTCAGCTTGATCGGCGGCTAATCTAAGAGCTTCAGATAATGTTTTAGGAATATTAAAATAAGACCCTGTTTTTCGTATAGACGGAACAACTTCACCAGCAATCCATTTCTGAAATTTCAACGCTTTTGGTTTATCTGATCTGGCAATAAAAAAATATAATCCTTGCTCAGACAAACATATCATTTCTTGAACACCTCCAAGGGTACGAATCTGTTTCGCCCCCCTCCATTCTTCTGGCACTTTTATAACTAAATTTGAATCCCAAACATAATCCAATCTTTCGCACACATCTTTTGCCACCCACCACGGTTCATTATCAATTATTACTGTCCTAACTTCTTTTGACTCAAAATTAAATACTTGAATTTCATTCATAATTACTCCTAAATATAAAAAGCAGGACTAATCATCTACCGGCTTTCGCCGCCCGGATTGCTCCGGGGAAAAAAAGATTGATTAATCCTGCTCTATTTTCTCAATTGTTTTTTCGTCAATTAAGACTGGTTAATTATAACATTTGTTTATCATTTGTCAATAATCAAGCTCAATATCCCATGTTTTAAGGTCTTCCTTAATCTGTTCAATAGTCATTTTTGTTGGAATATAATAAGGCCCAAACTCTTTATCATCTATCAAATGCACTTCTTCATCAAACCCTAATGATATAAATTTTTCAATAATTTCTTCACCTGTCATTATACTAGGTTCTTTTGCAAGTCTTTTATCCCTTACAAAATAACTTTCATTTTCTTTTATCATTTTATTTACTCCTCATGTCCCATCTAAACTCATCCGTCATAAGCTCGGGCCAAACATTTTTTCTAAGTCTTCCATAAAGTTTAGATTTAGATTTTGCATGGATAGCGTGAGCAATGTTTATATCAGAACTAAACACTTTTAAATTCCCTATTCTGTTTTCATAGACTATTTTACTCATTTCTCCCTCCACAAAATATTAATATTGACTACGGTCAACGTCAGATAGCTATATAAATAAACGAAATGGTGCACGCATTTAGTAAACCATACCACAATTAAAACAATGTATTTTTTTTGCTATTAAACCCTGTTCTTTTGTTCCGATATTAACTATTTCTGTATTATTTACACCGCAATAAATACATATTATTTTTGAATCTTTATTATTATGATTAGGTTCTGAATCAATTTTCATTCTTCCATCAAAAATACCAAATACTTTTACCATAACAATCTCCTTTTTATTCCGACTGTGATTATTTTACTCATTTCAAACCTCACAGTTTTATATTATTTTTCTGAATCTGTAATTATCACTTTCAGAGCATCTCTTGACATATCTGCATTAATAGAATCATAATTAAGAGGGTGCATTGTATCATGTGCCACCTTCATTGCTTCTATCATTTTTATTCGCTCTTCTTTCCAGTCATCAACAATATTTACCAATACAATCCTAATTGTTTCGTTATTTTTATCATACTGAGCATCAATTGATTTAATCAAATTTTCATAATCAGCAAATGTTTTACTCATATTTATCTCCTATTTATTTTATTGCGCAGCTTATTCTTTAACACGTTTAGGTCTTTTACTACCATTTAATACCCCTGGCTAACTAACTTATTACCTTATAAATAATGCTATTCCAAAAACCACCGCTTAATGTAGCATAGGAATTATTGTGTTTAACTCTTTCCTCGTTAATTACATTTCCGTTGTCTCTCAATTTTTTTAAAACTTTTTCCCATGCTCGTTTAATATACACTGTATCATCAGTTTTTCCGCAACTTTCACGCCAACCAACCTCAACTCGCATCATTTTTTCTAATGTGTAAATTAATTTTCTTAGTTCGTTTACATGGATAGAATTTTTTGAATTTAGTATTTCATCTTGTTTGTCAATAAACGCATAAATTTTATCGCTAACTATCAACATATATAAAACCTCCTATTATACATCAAAGTAAACTTTTAAAATATTCCAAATGATTAATAAAATTTTGTAATTCTTCCTTTGAAAAATAAATTGAAACCAAATGCCCGTCTGCAATTTGCTCTTCAATTTTAATATTGCATTTATTAAGCATTTCATTTGATTGAATAGTGATCAAATTATCTAAACTTCCGTCAAATAATTTCATTTCCATCCATTGTTTCATAAACAAATTCCTCCTTGATCAGAATTTTCTTCTATACAGAATATATAATTATCTGTCCTCTACAACAATATAATTATGGGCCATATACACTATTCTCAGTCTATCGATGTTTTTAAGCACATAATCACAAACAAACTCATATATTGATCCATATAGAGCGTATTGATGATTTTTAAGGGTATCGATATCGACTATTTCTATTCCAACCCTCTGGGCCTCTGTTTTCTGTTCTAGTGTCATACATTTACCCCAAATTTTATTAATATAGTGTTCATTTTTCTGATTTGTCCAGTTTTCTCACAAAATTTTCTAATCCCGGACATTGTGATAGGTCTATGTCCAAACGCCTTGTCAAATGGAACTCCAACTACACACGCAATAACATTTCTTGCTATGCTTTTATTTGTATTCATACAAACCTCCCGTTTGTCTTATATATATATTACGGCAGAATTACGCTGTAACTGAAGTTTTTCCAATTATTTTTGAAATATATTCTAAACCTTTCGAATTAACTAAAGTTTGTTTTTTTAATAATACTTGTCCGTTCATTATAGTGCATACATAAATCCATAAATATTTGTTAATATATCTAAATCTTTTTCCTCTAATAAATACCACTCACCTTTAAAATGCTTATCTTTAAATTTATTGTGTAATTCGTTTTCAAGAATAATATTATTTTCAACTAATCTTGAAGCAATTAATATTATAATTGGATTTCCAGTTCTCATTGTTTTAAATCGTCTATTAAGATTATTTGTCCTACCTATTTTATAAAAATCATTGTGTTTAGCAATATAAACAAATTTATATTTTTTGTTTTGTTGTTTACTATATTCGTAATTTTTATATGAATTATCATTACAATCAACTTTATAAGGCATATATTCATACATAATATTTAATGATAATTTTAATAATTCTTTCTTCAATTCGTATGATTTATTTTTTATATTTTTAATTATATAATTCAAATAATTTATAGTATAATTTATTGGTTGTGATTCATAATGAGGATCATATCCCAATAATTCTATTATTTCCTTAACTGTCATAGTTTTTTCAATACTTAATTTATTCATATCAACTCCAAAAAAAAAGATCGGCAAATACACCCGGGCTTTCGCCCCCGGAATTTCTTCCGGCTGATAACTAGGTATATTTACCGATCTAGTTTTCCTTAATTGGTTATCAGTCAATCAGGATATATTTATTATATCATACTTTTATCAAAAATCAAGTTCTTGTGGATCTGCTCTCAAATAATTATCAATACTAAATTTTCCTTTTAATTTATCTGTGGTTTCTTCAAACAATTTACTGTAATCAATATTAGTAAATGTAGCTTTCTCATGCGCTATTTTAGATGATTGATTTGATACAATTTTATATCCTCCAATATCCCGAGCTAACCTAAATAATGGAGCCAATTTAATTGATATTCTTTTCTGATTAATCCAATTTAGCTCTTCATCGCTCATAAAATTAGTACGATAATACACATCGTTATTATCTATTGGATTATAAATATAACCTCTAACTCCTGCCAACAATTCACCCCATTGATTGTAATCTGGTGTATGTTTTATTGTATTCCATTCTACATTAAGCATCTATCTATTCCTCCATAACATGCAATACGTTTATATTTTGTTGTACGAAATTACAAACAAAACTTTAAATTTACTCTATAGCCATCTTTTTTAAATAAAGTTCTTGCAATACAATAATCTTTATCTAATACAATATACGCTTCACTATTATAAAAATGATTGTGTTCAACTAATTTCACTCCAACCGCTTCAATTTTATATTTTTTATCGCCAATGTAATATTTTTCCCCAATATTTATTCCAGTCCTTTTCCTTACCTTTAAAGATTTTAAATATCTATTGTATATATTTTTAACATAGTCTTCTACTTCATAGTAAATCATAATACCCCCATTTGTTTTTAATTTCGCACAACAGTGTTTATATGTATTTTTTCGAATAATAAATCTATCCAATTGTGCATTATCTTAATTATCTTTTGATATTCATTCTTTTTTATTACAATAGAATTAGATAAATCAATATTATTTAAAATTTTAATCGTATCAATTAACTGGCTTAGTTCCCTTGTGTCGATATATTCTCGTTCTGTCATGTATTTATTCCTCCATAACATGCAATACGTCTATTTTTTGTTGTCTGAAATTGCTGGGCTGGCTTTTATTCGCATAGTAAATTATTTGCATATTCCAATACAAAATCATTAAATAATTTATTAACATCACCATTATATTTTTCAAAGTGTTTGAGATAATAATTATCCCAATTTTTATTCCTATGCTTCACAAATTTAATATGTTGATTGTATCCACAACCATCGGTAGGCCAACCAAACACTCCATGAGTTTCTTTAATCCATTCTTTTAAATGTTCTGACACTTGTTTATTGGTCTTATTCTGTTCCATAAAGAAAACCTCCTATTAACTACCGCCCAGCAACATCAGACAACAGGGCATAAATAAAATGCCTCCAATACTCAATTTTTATATTCTAGTTTCAAATATTTTTTTTGTTCTAGTTTTATTTGATCGTCTGTATATCCCCAAAATTGAGGTAGTTTATATTTACCAGATGAATCATAGCTAGATCCATAACCACTAATTGGTCTTTCATCTGGCATCCACTCACCTCGCTTCATTTTATCTAGATAATTTTTATACATTCTCTGCCATTCAAAAAATAGTTTGTCATTTTTTCCATGATCATAAGCATAGGTTAGTTCATCCCACCGGAGAAGTCCTCCAAGATCCTTGATTATTTGTTGGCTGATTGGATTGCTCATTTTAACAGCACCATACATTCCTAATTTTCGGATCATTGTTTTAGCGTCTTCAAATGCAAACGCAATCTTATCATCATCTTTTCCTTCGATATATTCTTTTATTTCTCCGGTAAGAGGCAATGATCTAAATTTCATATTTTGAATAGCTTTTGTAAATGCTTTACTGACATCGTCATATTCATATTGTTTTAACGCTTCAAAATAAATCCTTATTGTTGCTGGGTTTGGTTGTTTATCAATCATGTCATAACAAGCATTCATGATATTGGAAAATTCTACTATATCTTTTTCATTCATATATCACCTCCGATTTTATTTCTCTTTCATTTTTTATAATATCACCAAAAGCTAATTTTGCAATTCGTAAAGCCCTTTCCTCTTTTGTTTCATCTTTAGGTGATTTTAATTTTAGATCATTTAAATCTGGCAAATTATTTAAAAAAGTATCGAAGTTTTTTATATAGGTTTTTGTTTTAATACATTCTTCAAGATATAAATTTATAGTTTCTTTTAATTCTTGATATGAAATTGTTTTCAACACTTTTTTTATCTTATCTTTATCTTTAGATGATTTTCCGGTTACTCTAGAGCTGACAGGGCATTTTCCAGGATATGATTTATAAATTTCTTCAACCTCGCCGCCGCTTTGGTTTTTAGCTACGTCGTTCCCCGTTTTATCGTTTTCTTTATCTGGTATCTCAATTATATCATCGGATATAAAACAAACATTTAATTTTTCTTTTATTCTTATCTCTTCTTGTTTGTTCTCTTCTCTTCTCTTCTCTTCTCTTCTCTTCTCTTCTAGAAGGACTTTTCGTGAATCTTCATGGGTTTTCACTGAAAATTCATATTTATTAGCTATAGTTTTTATTAAATCATTCTTAACCATAGACTTATCAATTCTTTTAGCCATTTTAAAACAAAATATTTTACCTGAAGATTCATCAAACAAACCTAGTTCAATAATATATTTCATAATATTATTTACTTTATCTACCGCAGATATCCCTTGTTCGGGTCTTATTTTTAAATTATCTGCTATTATTTCAGCGTCGTGTTCTAATTCAAATGTTATATTATTTTCAGAAACATCCCCAGCAATTAATTCCAAACAATGGAAATAAATTGCATATCCTTCAGCGCCATATTTTAGTATCAATTTTTTTATTTTTGCATCTTGACTGGAATCTGAATCATGTTTAAACCATTTGATATATCACCTCCCATTGTTCGGGCATTTTACAGCCTTTTGATAGATTACATCTTTTACAAGATGTTTTTAAATTATTTTTATCATGATTTCCATTCATACTTCAAAAGTATTTCACAAGTTTCGCATTTCTTCATGGAATGATCCGAAATTCCGTTATGATTTATTTGTTCTTGTATCCTATTAAGGTGTTCATTTTTTAGGGCAATCAATAATTCCAGCAACTCGCTGTCAAAAACTGTTCTGCATTCGTATTTCATAAAAACTCCCCCTTAAAGTCTTTTTCATTTATAAATACTCCATTTATCACCATCTATCCATTCTGTTTTATCAATGTGAAATACAGTAATATCAGGCAATGTCATTTGTTCCGGCGGATGTATAATGATTATTAAATCTCCTTCATTCGGAATTATTTCATTAAAATTATTAAATTCATTCATATATCACCTCAGATTTTGTTTTTAGTCAACTAAAATAATGCTGTGTATATTGGAACATAAACATAAATATTTTTATAAGTAAATTCATATAACATATAACCACCTATTTTTTTTGTCATTTGTATTTCCCTTAAAAATAAAAAAACCGACTACTCGCCCCCGCCAGGGTTTGTAATCGGTTTTGTACAAAATGGAGTACATTTATGGCGGCAATGTAGCCCATCTTTTTTATTATTATAAATTTTATTTATTTATTAGTCAAATTAATCTTCTGATCTAATAGATTTAATATTTTTTATCAATTTATTATAATCATTATCAAAATATTTATGAAAATGATATTGACAGATTGTTATTTCAAATAGATAGCCTTCATTGTCTAAAATTAAACCCATAAATACTGTAGGTGTATTCTGACCAACGCCGCACCAATGACAAATAGAATTAATATTCAATTCACTCATATATATTTCCTCCTATCTATGTCCATAAATACCATTTCTAAATTATTTCGCCTGAACCGAGGCGGATTTTAACCACCTCGGTTTGTTCTGCTTTTTTATTCATGCGTCGCGGCCCTCATATATGCGCGATACCATCTACGGCAAACCCGCTCGAAATTTGACGGCATGCACGATACTGTAGAACCCGAAAAACCGCCGCCTTCGCAAATCTGTTGCCCAAGAGTGCCGCTTTTGCCATCAGATTCCAACCGAACATACCCGCCGTTGTCCGGTGCCCAAAATTCAAAAACTGGCTTTTCCGTTCCGGTTATGGTTTCGATTTCTTTTTTTGCTTTGATTGTGAGTCTCATACATACCTCCTATTTGAATTAGTGTCAACTATAATTTCATCCTTTCTTCAATCATTTCAAAAATTGATACTAATATTAATGGGTCTAACGATAATAAAACCTCTCTTTGTTTTGCGGTACAATTAGATATAATATTACCAATTGATTTTGATTCTAATGGATCAAATGATTGTGCAATTATATCTACTATCGCAGGATCGTAGTTGTCAATTTTGTGATAGCCCATAATGTAACAATATCGATCAATTATTTGATTGATTCTTTTAGTTCCATTAATTGTATTACGATTTAATTTTTTAATAACATTTTCGCTTAGATAAATAGATGTTTTTTTAGTCATTTAATAACTCCTTCAATTTTGTTTTTCTATCCTACACTACTAGTATACCATATATATCGGTACATGTCAAGTGAAACTTTAATTATTTTTAAAAATATTTTTAAAATATGTAATTGTATATATAATATATACTTACAATTGTATATAAAAATAAATATATTAATCATTACACTTATTGGCATATTATACCGTAATATTATTATACATTAGGAGGCGGAAAATGAATAAGATGGAAAAAATGGCTAAATCAAAACGGGTAAAAATGATCCGTGTTGGGGATCAAATTGCGCTATATAGTAGATGGTTCACCGATCGTTACGATCTAGTGATCGCAAACAATAAAAAATGGACTATTGCTAATATTGCACGCAATCACATTGTCATTGAGAGACGATAATGTTAGAAATAATAATTATTGTGATTATTACAATTATTGTCGGAGTAATTAATTGGCTATTATTTGAGTGATTATATAAATATGATATTAAAAAATAAAATAATTATTGACATTATTTAAATAATATCATAAAATATTATAAATTTTAATATTAAGGGGATAAAATGATAACAGAAGTTATTATGAAAAGAGAATTATTTGGATGTGAAATAAGCCAAAAAAGTAAAAGTGAATTTTTTAGTGCTACCGATTTATATAAAGCTGGAAATTTGTGGCGAAGAGAAAATAAATTAACTGATTTTAATATGTCAGCATGGTTGAATTCTAATGGAACAAAAGAATTTATTAAATCTTTAGAAATTGAATTTGGTCAAGCTATAATAAAAGGCCGAGGAAAAGGACATCATACATGGGTGCATCCATTTTTATTTATCGATTTGGCTCTTGCAATAAATCCAAAATTAAAAATACAAGTATACAAATGGCTTTATGATAAATTAATAGAATATAGAAATGATTCAGGTGATAGTTATAAAAAAATGGCTGGGGCTTTATATTTAACTTGTACTAATAAATCTTTATTTAAAAATGAAATAATATTATTTGCAAATAAAATAAAATTAGAATGCGGAGTAGATAATTGGGAAAATGCCACAGAATATCAATTAAAATTAAGAGATAAAATACATGAGTATATAGCATTATTTTCTGATATTATTAGAGAACGTGAATTTTTGTTAGAAGTGTCTATTAAAAAAGCAAAAGAGGTTCTGGATGAAAAAAAATGATGCTCGAATTACAGATCTGATAAACAGATATTTTAAATTGCCAATGGATCAAAAGGAATTAGTGAGGGGAATCCTTGAACGTAGTATTAATATTGCGGAGTTATCCGCTAAAATAAAGGAGGCCGATAATGGCGATAATTGTTGAGACGCCAGAAAGCGTCGAGTTTGAGATTTGTCCCGAGGGGACGATACAGGCAGTGGTATCTAATGTGTACGACATTGGTAAACAGATCAAAAAAACAATGAATGGAGAGGAGGTACAGAATCAAGTCATTGTTTTATTTGAACTAGCAGAACGAATGGTTTCTGGTAATTATTCTGGTGAAAGATTTGTATTGTCTAAAACGTACAAAAAATCTTTTCATGAAATGTCAGCATTGCACAAAGACATTGAGGCTATTTTAGGTAAAAAGATTTTAGAGAAATCATTTGATATTGAAACATTGATTGGAACAAATTGTTACCTATCAATAATACACCAAAAACGTAATGAAAAAACTTATGTTAATATACAGTCAATTATTAAAATACCTGTAGGAATCAAATTAATTGAACCAGAATTGCAATTAGGTTATACTCCAGATTGGATAAAAAAGAAAATTGATAATCAAATCAAAGAATCAATATCATTGCAACATTATTCTGATATTGAAAATTCTGTTCAGATAATACAGAATTGGATTGACGGCGGTTTTTTAACTAATGGAGACATTAAGTATTTTTTAAACTTGTACGGAGCAAGCAAAATAAATGATCTAAATCCAGATCAATTATCACAAATGATGAATGATCTGAAAAAAAAATTAGGTGTTAATTAATTAATGGGCGGGCAACCGCCCTGTATTTTTGGAGATTGTATGAACGATTTAATTAAAGCGGAAGAAATTAAAAATCAAATTGTAGAGCGTGATATAATAATTGTTAACGATGAAAAAACAAATATGGCCGCATTAGAAAATATACATTATGCTAAACAG